CATCACTAATCAATAAAACAACAGAAATTATGATTGACGATTTTCAAACAGATGTACAAGACCACGAAGAAGGAGCTGATAGTTTCGCTGACTTTGTGAATGACCTTACAGAAGATAAGGCTAATGATAATGCAGTTTGCGGAATAGACGACGACGACTGTGAAGCGTGTGGTGCTTAATGAATAAGGTATTCAGAACTCTAATAGGGCTCACCAAGAGCCTTCAGGGAGCGGTTAAAGGTGGAGGTGGTCTAGAGGCCATCGCTGCCGTGATCGATGAGTATAAACTCACGGAGGAAGAGATACATAATGCAGAGCTAGAATACGAGAGTGAGCTGACTAAGCGCTTACAAGCGGATATGCAGTCTGACTCTTGGCTATCCAAGTCTGTAAGGCCACTAGGCTTTATGATATGGACTATTATGATACTAGCCATCATTATAACAGACGGAAATCTAGGTTCGTTCCAGATCAACAAGTCTTACCTGCCGTTGATAGAGACGACCTACACTGCGTTCATCACGTTCTACATTGGTAGCCGTGGAGTTGAGAAAGCAGTACGCGTCTGGAGCAAGACAGACAAACGCTCATAGGTACAACCAATTAAGGGGACAGTCCATAACGGATTGTCCCCTTTTTTTTGGTCTAAACCTTAGTTTAAACAGACCGTTTGCTCTTCGCTAAACGCCACCACTTATTGATGGAATACCCTAGACCTACTATAAGAGTCACGGTGGTAAGAGCACCATTAATATCGACTAGCCCCAAACCTACTGATGATAAATTTACAGCGTAGAATCTTAAATCGTCTATTTCCATTTTAATACCCATTATAATAATCTTTCTAATATTAATACTAAACCTTCAACAGCAGCTATACCCATTATTATGTACCTTGAGTAGTCTGCACCGCTCTTCGCCTTATCCCCTTCTTTATAACCTTCAAGCGCAGCTTCCGATTTTATTAAAGCGGCCTCAAGTTCTAGGATACGCTTCCCGTTAATTAGATCCTCTACTTGTTCGTTATAATCCCATTCTTTTCTCCGTATAGCCATTTTATTAGTTTTATAACCACCCCAACAAGGGCCATATTTATATTATTAACTTAGTCCAGTTATGCTTACAGTTTCTATATCGTTAGACTGCATATTTGTAAGCTCCATCTTAGTACCGAAATCACCATAACTAGCTTGGTTTCTTATACCATTCGTAAAGCTATCAGTAGGGCCTTCACCCATTAACCAGACCTGAGTTGCCCACGAAGGATAAACACTATTCATCTGCCAGTTAGACACGGTACTACTACTCCAAGGGTATCTGTAACTTTCACCAACCTTATGATCTGCCATCCATTTTATAGGATCAGTTATCATTAGAACGACCTCAGCATCAGTAGGCATAGTCTCGTTAATCTTCAATGTTGTAGCAACCATACCAGCAATCTTACCACTAAAGTTTCTGTTAGAATCAGAACCACCGATACACATATTACCTGAAAGTGATCTGTCCATTCTGTTTCCAGTAGTACCATTGATCCAGTTAGAAGAAGTACTCTTCTCAGAGTAAAGCGTTCCGAAGCTCAGAGTCTCACTCATATGTCTGATACTGAAACAAGCAGCCAAGTTCGCACCACTAGCATCCGATCCTGATAATCTAGTTCCGTTATGAGCTATGTACATTCCGTACCACTTATTAGCTGTATAAGTTCCTAGGTAACACTCATTAACGTTACCAGTCTCACGACCCCATCCGAAGTATATCTGTCTTGATCCATTTACTCTTAAGTAGATGTTATCATCTCCACTAGATACTCCCTGTCCATAGTTCCATATATGCTGATCCGCATTAGCACCATCTAACCTGAATACCACAGTTGTAGCCCAAGGTCTCCCGTTGTTACTTGAAGTAGTCATACCAGTTGAAGCAGCACTTGCTAGAGTCCCGTTCAAAAGGAAAGGAGACGCCTGTGTAGCTGCGTTCTGTTTAAGGTGCTCACTACCGCCGCTGAAGTCTATAGCGTTAGTCCAGTCAGTAGTGTTAGTAGGTGCTACAGGAATAGTCTGCTCTGTTAAGAGAGTCCAATCAATATTATCCGCATTAAAAGAACTTGAAGTCTGACCTTTGTCCCAAAACACCATAAGCTCTTTTGTTGCACCACTGCTCATCGGTGAAATTTCGGCATCGCCTTTGCCACCTGACCAATCTGAATAGGTAGTTGTTGCTGTGCTGTCTGCCGTGGTATTTACAGTAATGCCCATACGGATTTGATTACCTGCAGTTGAAATTTCTATGAAAGCAGATAGGTTTGAACCCCCAGTTGAATTGCTAAAACTGATTGCAGTACCTTGAGTCATATAGTTATATAGTACCCTAAGCTCAGCACTTGCGAAGTTATTTTTCTGTAATCTGACAACTAAATCATTCTGAAATCCTTGACTAGGGATAGTACCACCTGTGTTGTTTCCATCAATAGTATTAACCCAGCTAGTGTCCTTGATACCGAATAATATAGTACTGCTGTAGTTCTGATCCATTGCATTGAATAGATCGTTAATAAAAGCCCCAGGGATTACGAATCTCTCACCTGCAGATAAGGGCTCATTTATAGAGTACCAGTTATCAGCATTAACACTGGTTCCCGTGACTGTAGCAGGGCCTTCATATCCTATACCTGTAACATTGACAGCAGGAGCGGTGGTGTTCACTACGTTGATCGTGAGCGTACCTACAGAGCTACCATAGTCGTTAGCCTTAGTTACGTTGATCACATAAGTATCGCTAGGGTTATCTACGTCATCTAATAACACTTCAGGAGCATTACCTTGAAGGTATCCAGAAAAAGAGTTATAAGCAAGTCCCGTAGGTATGTTACTCAAAGAGTATACAGAAGAGTCACCTGAAGGCTTGACCTGTATGTTTAAAGCAGCAAATTCATTTACACTCACTGTACCAGAAAACTGGGAAGGAACGTAGTTAGAATCTTCACCAGTAGCTATCTGATTCCAAGCTATACCAACTGGGCTGCTAGGAGCTGAAGGGAGGTCGTGGAACATATAAGTCTGTGGCATATACCATACCTGAGAAGCAGGAAGCTCATCAGCGTAAGCGTGTTGATGATTAGCACCATTACCAGCCGTAGCAGTTCCGTACAACTCATCTACTGTATTAGCTTCAGCCGCAGAAGTAAATAAAGGATAGTGGAAACTTCCATCAGGAGACTCTATGTAGTGCCATAATATATCAGCACCTTCTACAGCCTCGTTGATAGTCATATTGCGTACTCCATTAAGCTGATCATCCAAAGGAAGAACAGCGAAGAACCTCAACACCTTATCGGTTGCTACAACACTCTCGCTACGACATATAACTTCAAATACGTTAGTAGTTGTTTCGTGAGCTATATAAACTCTACCATCATTGTCTCTACCAACTCTAAACTTAGTGCTAGTCTGTGGGTTATTAGAGAAACCTGCCTCATTGATCTTTCCTGATCCGTTAACCGAGTCAGCAAAAGTTAAAGGTTTGGGTGATAATCTTAGGTATAGTAAACCCTTTACAGCGTTACCAGCCACATCATCGTTTAGCTCTGAAACATCATAAGTATCATCATCGAATAGACCGATATAAACACCACGAGCGTTATTCCAGTCTCCAGCCTCTTGCTCGAATTCGAAGTACTCTCCATTTTTACTTATTGTTTGGTTTGAATATAAACCATTACTAGTATCAAAGTTACCAGCCTCTTGAGTAGAAGTGTAACCTAGACTAGATCCTGATCCTGTCTCTGTAATTCTACTCCCATATACTGTAAAGTCAGCAGAAGTAGATGTAGTTGTTTGGGTTGTAGTTGTATTACCTGTGTTAGATCCAACAGTAGTTCCACCTAGAACCTCGTTAAGTCTGTCTACAGTAGCGGTCAACGTGTTGAAGCCTGATACAGCTCCATCTTGTACACTCACATTGTAATATCTTACCTGAGTGTATATGTCTTTATTACCGCGAACAGTAGCTATCTTAATAGTACCATCAGCCTGAGCCGAAGCAGTCAAAGAGTTTACAGCGTATATATCACCATTGCTGAAAAGCACAGTACTATCTGTAGAATCTCTCTGAGCATCGATCAAATCAGTCTGAGTGAATGCGAAAGTACCAGTGTTACTAAGTACGTTAGCGTTAGCAGTGATGTACTCAGCACAATCTGAAGGGGATATGAAATCGTTCCCATCTCTATCTCGGAAGTTTACATAAGGTAGATCAAAGAACTCATATATAACAGTTCCTTCCTCTACAGTTCTAATCTTATTTACTACATTTATATTGTTTGCATTGTTTTCGTTTATCTCTCCCTCTAAACAAGAGTTCCAGTAAACAGGATTCGTTGAACCCACAAAAGTAATACAGTTACCCGCGTCGTTTCTTGTTACTTTAATAGCCATATACTTATCTTAAAATAGTTATTAATAATCCTAAAGGTTCAATGATCACAGGGTTGTCTGACTTGATAGCAGGAAGTGATATAGAGTTTATATCTTCATTACTAGTAATCCAAGCTGATATCTCTACTCTGTTCAGGTAATTGTTTCCTACAGTACCAAGACCATAGAAGACTGGAGACGAAGTCAACGGGAATGTATAAGTTATCGCGTCGCTATCGTTTCTGTTCGAGTACCATAGTGCTGGTTCGATAGTAGTGTTTGCAATCTGAGGAATCACATTGAAGTCAAACCTAACTCTAAGCTGATCACCGTAACGAAGATCGTTTAGCTTTATGCGTCCAGTAGACCCTTCAAAACCAGTAGTACCAGTAGAAGGGTAGTTATCGTTAAACACGTATTCGTAATCCAAAAGAGTACTAACTCCCTCAGGAAGGTTAGCGCCTTGGAATAAGCCTATACCAGTTACACCACTAGGTGCGGGTGTGCTCCAGTATGGGTTGTCGTTAGCTAGGTGAGAAGCAAGATCCAAGGAAAACACCTTGTATGTCTCAGCCTCAACATCAGCTTGTGTGTAATTCACAGAAGAGTCTGTAAAGGCAGAGGTTCTGGAGTATCCCGTACGTCCCTCACCCTTAGCGCCTTGCACAAACTCTGTTACTGTTCCGTTGTTCTCAGTACGCTTTACCTGTAGCTGATCCTTACCCTCATCGAACTCGATAGAGTATACACCAGTCTTACGTGCAACAGCTTGAGATATATTAATCTTATTGCTATCCTGTAATGACATTAAAAAGGTTTTAGTTAGCAGTCCGTAGATGGAATGCTTGGGTTAGGGTAATATACAGAGCCATCATATCCTACAACCTCTTCATCATTGAATAGATCATTATCGCAACCTGTAGCCTGAGCAATGGCAAGTATAGTTGCATCGGCTTTAACGGCCTTAATGATCCTATCTTGTACATAACTAGCTTTTGAGGAGATAGTGTCTGACAACGCGTCTAAAGTGTACTGAGTTTGACCCTGTGCATCGGTATTAGTGTGTGATGCTGCTGCTGTTCTTGTAAACGCAATAGCGGCCTTAGCCGTGTGCATAGCTAGACAATACTTGACCAACTTCATAAGTTCAGCTTCACTAGCAGTTAGTGTTTGTGCTAACATAGCAGCCTCTAGGTGCTCGTATAAACAAGTCCCTAGAACATCCTGCAACGTTGTGTATTGCTCTATCTGAATAATGGACAACATCTGAGCTCTATCCATCTTAGCGGGAAGGGGAAAGTTCTTGTAAAGATAATTGTCGTCTATGAATAATATATCTACCATTACTCTTCGTCTTTAGCAGGAGCAACATCAGTAGGGTTAGCCCCTTTGATGCTCTCCAGATTAATTACTTCTTCAATTACTTCTAACTGCATTTCGCCCAAACCAATAGTATCAAGGAGGCGCTGAACGCCACTAAATAAAGTTTCTCTGTTAGGAAGAGTTTCTGTTGCTCTGAAGATTTGATATGCTGCAACCATTTCGTTACCAGTACCACCAAGTTTTCCACTAACCATAACTCCAAATAAAGTAGGACTTGTAACATTATGCGCTGTAAGTATTTTAGCATCATTCAATCTAGATAAAACGTCCACAGTCTTGTCTAGGTTAGAGATGTCTAGTGATTCAATAGTTGGCTTATCCTCTGGTCTCTTGACCCAAGCTAACATCGCTTGTTCGCCATCAGTCCCAGTAAACGAATTCTTGAATGCAGCATACTCTTTAGCCTTTTGCTCTGGAGACATATTACGTCCAACGAACGTAGCCATCACCTTAGGAGTAAATCCATTCTCAGCACTATTCTTAATGTGTTTACCAAACGCAAAATCAGCAGAGATGTAATGGAATGCAGAGATGTAATTAGGTACACCATAATACTCATTACCAGAGAAAGGGTTCTGAACATATAGAACTGCCTCAGTCTGTTTTTTATCCCACTTGTTGAAAGCAGGTACTTTACGTGGCTCATTGTGTTGCATAGCGTCAGCACCTTGGCCGAACATACGTCTAACAATGAAGTGAGTGATCTCGCCCTTGTCGTTAGGTTCTGCAGCACGAACACCTTTAAGGTCTAATGAGCTGAGTTCTAAGATCTTAGTTCTATCCTTGTTCCATCTAACATACATAGCGTAAGCGCCAGACTTCTCGTATTGGAAAGCTGAGTGTGTAAGTACGCTGTATAGTCCCTTGTTAGCACCTGAACAGTTCTGTACAAATACTTTAAGCTCAGCCTTAGCCTTCTTAGTAGATAGGAAAGAATCGTTATAAGATACATCTGTACCTACAACCATCTTGGCCTTCTTTGTCAGGATACCAGCGTGAACTGGAGATTGACGTAGCATCTTGTCTAGCATAACAGGAAAATCATCCTGCACACCAAACTTAATATACTGTCCTTGATTTGTTTGCCCTAAGCGATATC